CATTCTACTCTGGACTTAACAGTAATGGTGACCTATTCATTGGTAACACTAGAATATCTGCTGTTACTGGTGAAGAAGCATCACTTGATACACCAACATTATCAATCGTTGGTGAGACTGCAAACTTACGTCCTGTATTTGATGAAATTATTATCAGAGACAAGATTACAGTTGAAGACACACAGTTAGAGAGTGAGTTCAAAGGATTCATGGCAGTCAGACAGGACGTCGTGGTTGACAAGAACGTATCATGTGGTGACTTAACTATCAAGGGTGAAGCAGCAAACAACGAAGCAGAGAAGAAGTTTAACGTAGTTACACAGACACCATCTACTGCTGATGCTGCAAACACAGGTGACATATCATATCTTGGTAATTTCACTGCTGGTGAGCATCTAGGATTCTACTGGACAGGTTCAGCATGGGCGAAGTTTGGACTATCAGATACAGGTAACTTAAAAATTACTGGTGGTAGTGCATCTGGTTCTTCATGGACTGATGGTGCAGGAGACTTACAACTTAAGAATGGATTAGGTATTGACATACAATCCACTGGTGCACTTAATGTTAACAGTGGTGCTACTACACTTGGTGGCAACTTGACAGTATCAGGAAATAGTGAGTTTAATGGCACAGTTGATGTTGATGCAAACTTCGCAGTCAGATCTGGCACGACTGATAAGATGACTGTCGCATCAAGCACAGGTAACATTTACACTGCGGGTGGTCTATCAGTCGATGGTAACACTATACTAGGTAATGCTACAACTGACAGACTAACAATAACAGCACAGATAAATGCTGATGTTGACCCATCTGCTACTGGCACATATGATTTAGGACAAACTAACCTTAAGTGGAAAGACATTTACTTGTCAGGTACAGCATATGCAACTACATTCTCTGGTGGACTATCAGGTAATGTAACTGCATCTACTGGTACATCTACATTCAATAACGTGACAGTCAATGGCACAATAACTGGTGCAATCTCTGGTAACTCAGGGTCAGCAACACAGTTACAGAATGCTAGAAATATTGGTGGTGTATCGTTCAATGGTACTGCTGATATAGATTTACCTGGCGTCAACATAGCTGGTAACCAAAACACAAGTGGTACTGCAACACAGGCAGACAACATCAATATTGACGAGAAGAATGATAACGTCAGTTATCAAGTAACATTCTCAGCATTAAGTGATGCAGGATACAGTAGACAATTTATTGATACTGATAACGGTCATCTAGTGTACAATCCTAGCAGTAATTTACTCTCAGGATTAAATATAAACGCTAGTCAGATAAATGGAACGTTTGGTAATGCAAACCAAAACGCATACGGTGCAAGAACAGTATCAACTGGTGACCCTAGTGGTGGATCAGATGGCGACATCTGGTATAAGTACTAAGGAGATACCATAGATTATGGCAATACCATATAATACAGTAGCAGAGACAGGAACGAGTGTACGTAATGTGCTTGGTGGTCACATGTCAGTTCATACTGGTGGTGGATTCAAGCATGTAGAAGATATACAGGTCAAACACAGTGGTTCATGGCGTAATACTAAGGCAGTATGGGTCAAGTCAGGTGGTTCATGGCGTAAAGTTCACGAGGGTGAGCACTTCTTATTCAATGTAACGATTGGTTCTGATGGCACTGGTGAGTGGAGTTTATCTAGTTACATAACTAGTCAAGGATACAATGGCAACCTTATCAAAGGACTTGTCACAGTCAACAGTACAAGACAACAACTGAACCTAGGCAACTTTTCTGGTGATTCTAAGGTATATCTTAGAATTAATAATAATAGAAGAATAAGTGGCAAAGGTGGTAACGGTGGTAGTCGAGGAGGTAACAATGGACAATCAGGACAAAGAGGACTTTACAGTCGAACCCCATTCGTTTTGGACAACGCTGGCATCATTGCTGGTGGTGGCGGTGGAGGTGCAGGAGGCAATAATGGAGAATGCTCCTATACCACGACGTACTATTACGGATGTATGAAGGGTGGTCAGTGTGCAGGACAAACCACTAACACTTCAGAAGCTAAAGGTGGCGGAGGAGGTGGAGGTGCTGGATATCCTGGCGGTTCTGGTGGTGGCGATGGTGGTCAAAACGGTCAGCAAAACGCTGGCGGAGGTGGAGGTGGCAACGGTGGTTGCGGTTCTAACTCTGGTGGCTCTGGTGGTAACCTCGGTAACGCAGGACAGAATGCGGGTGGTACAGCAGGATCATCTGGCACTGCTATAGATGGTTGGTCATATAGATATGGACAATCAGGTAACAACGACGGAGACATCCGTGGTCCTAAAATTAATTAACTAACAATTATGTCAATTCAAGATATTGATCCACAGTTTAGATTGGATTCAGAAGTTGCTCCTACTTTTATAGTCAAGGATTTTGACGTAGATAGTGGTGAGTTCGGTGTGTACTACAACGATGGCACACTTAATAATGATGAGTGGTACGGTCCTATAGGTATGGACTTGGATTCTATGAAACCAGACCATGAAGAACCTATAAAGTACCAGATTGCAGAACAGGTATACAATGCAGTCACAAGGAGTAGACTAGCAGAGTGTGACATGTCATCATCGCAAATGGTATTAGCAGGGATGATAGGTATAGAACAATCAGTTGACATGGAAGATTTGATGAAGCATCGTGAACAAGTTGCAAAGAATGATGACACACATGTTGATGCTGTATTATCGTCAGCACAGGTAGTCAACATCTACAGTGAAGATGACTTTGATGACCAGTTCGAGTTACTAAGTCAACAACTCAACGAGGGTAATTAAATGTATCTTGTTAATGAACAAGACAGTAGAATCGCACAGTATACCTTTGGTAAGAGTATATCTCAGTTTGGGTTGACTGTTTTTAGTAATACAAATGCAAAGCAAGGTAAAAAAATATTTGGTAATGACCCAGACCCAACTAAGGAGGTAGTATTTGATAGTGCATACGATATAATCGAGAAGCACATCAAAGCAAATCCAAAAGGAAAAGCAGCAGGATACCATGACATACTCAAAGAGGTAGGTCCTATGGTTGTATGTCACTATAGAACAGTATCGTTTGGCAGTACATGGAGGAGTGACAGTTTAAAACCAGCACATGTAAGTTTCGTATATCATAATGGTGCACACAGTCATTTTAGAATGCCAGGCATATGCCGACTAACTTCTCAAGAACCGAACGGAGTCATTGCTTGCTCAGGTTACGAGGACACAACCACTACAGGCAGACGTGTACATTTCTTGAAACAATCACAAGACTTTACACCTCATGGAATTGGTAGTATAATAATACCAATGCATGATTGCTGGTATCATAAGACCAAACTAGTACAACATTTTCCATTTCCAATATCGGAGGAAGGAACTGTACAACTAACAGTAGACAAACCTACAGTTATCGTAGAATTTACGAAAGAAAAACCAGATACAAAATATTTCATGCAAACTTGGTTAGACCAAATAGAGGATGGACTTATTGAAATCGTACCTAGATGAAGAATGAATACACGGTCACTGATAAACTAGACCATCTGACCGTACTATATCATAAAGGATGTAAGCAAGGTTTTAAATTCTTTGGAGATGACCCAGAAGAACATAAAACATACATCACAGACAAACAATTAGATGTAGCGAAGAAGAAGTTTCCTAACTACAGGGACTTTCCTTACGAGTTCATCTATAGATTCTATGCTCATAGTAGATGCTTAGTGTTTACAGAAGGAGTATGGATGTCAGAGACTGCTGCATATCCACAGTTTTTAAGATATAAACCAGAGTCATACTGTAACTTCAGAGTGTCAGGACTGACTAGATTTACTGCACTAACGGACAACGCTAGTGCTATTTGTGTTGGGATTGACCCTGACATGGATACAATACCATGCTACAGGAGATTAGTTCATACATTCAACGCTGGTGATGTATACCAACCAAAAATAGATTCTTACCTGATACCAACAGTAGACTGTAGTATAGGTAAGGAGGGTAGTATCATCAAGGCAGTATTAAATAAGACTGTTCGGTTTACAAAACGTGGACAACTGATAGAATATACACCAGACCCTTTCAATATGGAGGAAAGTGTGCTAGACTATGCAAAACTATGGTTATCTAATAGGATAGAGGTATTTGACCGTGATTGAGTTAGACGAGTATGGACAACCAGTATGGCAACGTTTCAAAGGGTTGCCATGGAATGAATACAAACACCTAGAACGTGATAAGTTCGAGGAGTTGTTAGACTTGATGATAGAATCACACCCAGACCATGAAATAACAGAGTGGTTGAAGCGGGGATTCTGCATGAATGATGGAGACTCATGCATTTCTATGGGTTCATTAGACGGAAGAAAGGTCATGCAGTGGAATTTTGCTACATTTGACACAGAAGATGCCGAATGTTATGCGGAATGGTTTGGAGAAGAGGAGGAAGCAGAATTTGATTGGTAGACAAATTTATATCAATATGATATCATAGATGTAATTACATTTTTGTCATGGCAACCCATGCTTCCAGAGATACTACAACTGGTGCAGTAAATGAGTTGAGTATCGAAACATTTTTGAAAGAGAACCAGACACGAGACGTACACTCTCAGGTATGGTTAGGATACCATCCTAATGGTACAAAGAAACATAAGTTAGACATACTATTAGGTGGTCAAGTGTACGTGAAAGAGAACAACAAACTACCTACGTCTCTACACAAGGGTGGTGAGTTGATAAGTTTGAAGTATCAAGGTGTTGATGGCACTGCAGAGGAGAAAGTTCCTTATGAGTTCATCAAGTTGCAACATTCTATAGACAGGCACAACTATGAAGGTGCAGTAATAGTATTATGTGGCGACGGTTGGACACTCAAAGAATATTATTTGAGTGACAATTTCAAACACCATATGAAAGAATTATATCCTGACGTAGAGATTATGTCAGAAGATAACTTTCGTAACAGACATTGCAAGTAAACCCTATACGTGGTATAATAATACTATGTCATCATCAGCACTAAAAGCACTAACCTCAACGACTGGCACAAAGACCGACTGTTGGAATACACCGCCTGAGTTTGTAGGCGATGTACTAGAGTTCTTTGGAGGAACTATAGAACTAGACCCATGTTCTAACAGCGAGGAGGAACCAAATGTTCCTGCTAAGAAAGTATACACAGAGAAGACTAATGGTCTTGCACATTTGTGGAAGGCACAATCAGTCTTTATGAACCACCCTTACAGTGATAGTAAGAGGTGGATTCCTTATGCTGTATCACAATATGAGTTAGGTTATGCTAAAGAGTTAGTGCTGTTGATTAAACTTGATGTATCAACTAAGTGGTGGAACTCAGTATCACAATACCCATGGATTGCAGTCAACAAACGTCTTAAGTTTGGTGCTGCTAATAGTGCTGCTCCATTCCAATCAGCAGTCATATACATGGGTGACCGTATTGGTAGATTCAACCGCACATTTGGTAAGTATGGTACGCTGTATATGCCAGTTCAGAAAGTGTCCACTAACCCATTGGATTTTGTGTAATACAGACTATAATAAGTACATACACAAGAGGACTTATGACTACAGTACTAGCACAAACACCTAAGCAAGAGATGCAAGCAAAAGTAGAACTATGGGTTTTAAACATCTGTGACAACCTAGAGTTAAACTACAAGAAGTATCAAATTGACTCTCACGAGAGACATCTATCTGCTAACCAAGATGACTGGTCAAACAAGTATCATGCAGAGAGACTTGCAGAAATCGCTAGAGGAGAAGCAAATCTTGACAGGTTCAGAGCATACACAGGTCGTAAGTACATCAAAATTGTCAGACAAGAGTTTGATGACATGGGTCCTAATCCAACTAAAGAATACAAAGACAGCACTGTCGTTGCATTCATAGATAAGAATACAGGCGAGGTTTACATGCCCGCAGGATACAACAAACCTACTACAACAGGTAAGCATCCAGTAAGATTCGACTACAGAATCATCAAAGACAGAGAGTACCTACTAGACCCAACCAAGACCACATGGGCAGGAGGTTTCCTCTATGACCGTTCACATTTACCCTCTAAGTACGTTTAGATGCCAGTTTACAGAGACTATGAGATTAGAATTAATCTCAATGAATTAATAGAAAAGAGAGTCCCATGTTGTGATTTGCTACACCCTGACCACTGTTTTACAGAGTCACAGGTAACGCAAATCGCACATGACATCAACATGGACTTAGATTTACACCCTATCTACCAACAAATAGACCAACATATCTTGCGTTATGTAGAAGCTGCAGGGATAAACAATGACGACCATTGGGTTGAGAAGAAACTAAAGGATTTGAACGATTGAAAGATACCATTTTGTTTGGCGACTGCCGTGATACACTAAAAACACTGGATACAAAGGCGAGGATGTGCGTAACGTCACCGCCTTATTATGGTCTGCGTGATTATGGTGGAGAGAAGAATCAAATAGGTCAGGAGGATACACCAGAACAGTTCATTGAGAACCTTGTAGAGGTGTTTAGAGTGGTTAGAGACTGTCTTACTGACGATGGTACACTATGGGTGAACATAGGTGATAGTTATTATAACTATAGACCTGGCAAGGGTCAAGCACTGGTTAAACAAACTTTATCATCAACAGAACGTGACCAACCACAGGCATGTCCACGTAGAGGTAACAAACTAGATGGACTAAAAGAGAAAGACCTGATAGGCATACCATGGATGTTAGCATTCGCATTGCGTGCTGATGGATGGTATCTACGTCAGGATATTATATGGCATAAACCTAATCCTATGCCAG